GCTCGGTCAAGCGAATGAGACGGACAGCGTGACTGCGCTGGCGCGGCTGAAGGCCCGCGCCATCGAGCAAATTTCCGAGACGAGCGTGGCACAGGCGCTGGCGCGGCTGAAAACCAAGGCGCTCGCGCCAGCGCTGGAGACCGACGTGGCGCTCGGCGCCACCGCCGTCAAGCGTATGGCGGTCAACCAGATCCTCGAGACCGACAACGCGATCGTAATCAGTCACGCGAAGGCGCGCGGCCTCGGCCAGACATTCGAGACCGACCTGGCGCAACCGATCGCCACCGCCGGCCTGTCGATCGTTAACATCGTGGACGGCGTCGCCTATTTTCAAATCGCGCTCAACACCGATGCGCGCTTTACGCGCGCGCGCGACGTGGACGCGGATTTCACCCGCACGCTCGATACCGATGTCGATTTCTGAACAGGAGCAGGCAGCATGAACGATAACGATTACGATTTCCGCGAAGACGATACCGCCAGCAAGCGGCGCGTTACCTGCAAGGACAGCCAGACCAGCTTGCCCATCGACCTCACCGGCGCGACGGTCAAGCTGCAATGGCGCAAGCCCGACGCCACGCTGGCGTCGGTCGCCATGACCGTGATCGACGCTCTTGGCGGCGTGGCCGAATACCAGTTCCTCGCCGGCGAATTGAAGCCACCGGGCATGGATTTCACCGTCGAGATCACCGATAGCGGCGGCAAGATCGTGAAGAACGTTAACGTCATCTACAATACCGTGCGGCCGGCGCCGTGACCGACGCCGAACGCAGTCGGGCGTTTCGCCGCGCGCTGAATGAAATTCTGCGACAGCGCACGGCGATCCAGCGCGGCACGCGCGACCAGATCGCGCGCGCGCTCAAGCTCGCGCTGGCGCGCGTCACGACGACGCTGGCGGGCGCGCCGAGCGATTACCAGGCGTGGTCGCTGCCGCAGCTGGAGCGCCAGATCCGCCAGGCGCTGGCGGAATTCCAGACCGCCGCCACGGGCACGATCGGCGCCGCCGCCTCGCGCAGTTGGGAGGCCGGTGTCGCCTCGGTGGACGCGCCGCTCGCGGCCGGTGGCGCGCGCATCGCCGCGTTGTTGCCGCAAATCGACACGCGCGCGCTCGCCGCCATGCGCGCCTTCATGGTCGGGCGCATCGCGGATATCTCCGAAACCGCGGCGCGCAAGATCACTTCCGAGCTGGGCCTCGTGATCATCGGCGCGCAGTCGCCGTCCGAGGCCATCGCCAACATCACCGGCCAGCTCGCCCGCGGCGGGCGCGAGCGCGCGACCACGATCGTGCGCACCGAGCTGGGGCGGGCGTTCTCCACCGCGGCGCACGAGCGCCAGAGCCTGGCTCTGGAGATCGTGCCGGGGATGAAAAAGCAGTGGCGGCGCTCGGGGAAGATCCACTCGCGGCTGAATCACGACGCCATCGACGGGCAGATCCAGGACGTGGACCAGCCGTTCGTGCTCGGCAACGGCGTGCGCCTGATGTACCCGCGCGATCCGGCGGCGCCGGCGGCGGAAACCATAAACTGCGGTTGCGAATCCCTGCCGTTCATGGACACCTGGGACGTGCAGACGCCGGGCCGGCGCGCCTTCAGCGAGCGCGAGATCGCGCTCGATCCGCGCAAGGCCGAGCTCGCCGATACCGGCTTCGATACCGCGGCTTGAAAGGACTCAGTCCTGAGTCCTAAGTCCTTAGTCCTGAAAATATTCTAGCAGTTTCCTGGAAACTCCCCTCCCGGTGGGCGTAAGTTGCGCCGGCACGCACACCTCACCCGATTATTCGACAGGAGATCGCTATGGCTGACGATAAACCCAAGGCTGACGAGAAAACCAAGAAGGCAATGTCCAAGGCCGAGGCCGCGGGACTGGTCTACCGCCTGGTCCCGGCGCTGGACGAGAAGGGCCAGCCGAAAAAGGACAAGGACGGCAACGCCGTCACCCGCAAGCAGGACGTGCCGGAGAAGGACGTCATGAGCTTCGCCGACTACGAAGACCGGGTGGTGGTGGTGACCACGCACGGCGAGAAGCTGGTGCACGCCAAGTAATCTGCATCCAATCACTGCAATTAATTTCCCCGCCATGAAAATCAAACCCGTCCCGAAACCCGGCATCCAGGGCGCGCTCGCGCTGCGCGAGGCGGCCAGCACCGAGCTCGGCCAGATCATCAAGCTGGTGCAGGCGGCGCTGGTGGCCAAGCTAAAGCCGGCCGAGGCGACGGGTTACTACTACGTCGAGATCGAGGCGATCTTCCCGGACCGGGTGATCGTGTGCCGCGACGGGCGCTATTACAGTTACGCCTACACGCTCGGCGCGGACAACCAGGTCACCCTCGGCGCGACGGTGGAAGTGGTCGAGAATTTCACGCCGGTGGGCGAGGCGGCGATGGCCGAGTCCGCCACGCTGCAACTGCGCGAGGCCGAGGGCGCGGACAAGGGATTGATCTGGGAGGCGACGCTGATCCGGGCCGGCGTGTCGAAAGGTACGGTCACCCATATCGGCACCGGCAAATCCGAAGCTGGCGCGTTTTATTCCGACCAGCTGCTGCGCGAGTCGGTAGCGCTGTTCGAGGGCCGCCCGGTATTCGCCAAGGCCGACAAGGAACACCGTGACGGCGAAGGCAAGGACGTGAACAAATTGATCGGCTGGATCTCGGACGCGAAGTTCGTCGAGGGGTCAAGGCCCGACACCGGCCGCATCACCGGCCGCGTGAATCTCTCCCGGGCGGCGCAGACGCTGCGCACGCTGGTGGTGGACGCCTGGGAGCGCGGCAAGCGCGACCTGGTCGGCCTGTCCATCGACGCCGTCGGCAAGGCCAAGCCCGGCAAGATCGGCGGCGCGCTGACGCGCGTCGTGGAATCCATCAAGAAGGTTTTGTCCGTGGACCTGATCGTCGAGCCGGGCGCCGGCGGCGCGCTGGTCCGCATGGTCGAGTCGCTCAACCCCCAAGAGGAAAACGATATGAAATTACGCGAACGCATGCTCCGCTTCATCGAGGCCAAGGCGCCCGAGGTGTGGAAGAAGATCGACGCCGACAAGATCGAGGACGAGGCGCTCGAAACCGCCTACCGCGAGGCACTCGCGGTCGAGGACGAGGCAAAGAAAAAGGCCGAGGCCAAGGCCACCGGCCCCGACGTCAAACCCGCCGCGCCGGTCGCCGGCGTCACGCGCGAGGAGCTGAACGAAACCACGCGCATGATCGAGGCGCGCGCCACGATGCGCGGCAAGATCGGCGAATCCGGCCTGCCCGACCTGGCGAAGGCCAAGCTGCGCAAGCAGTTCGACGGCCTGGAAAAATTCACCGAGGCGCAGGTCGACGAAGCCATCAAAGGCGAGCGCGAATATCTCGCCCGCATGACCGAATCCGGCAAGCCGCGCGACCTGGGCGATCTGAGCTTCATCGAGGCCGGCGAGCAGCGCGCCGACAAGGTGAAGATCATGCTGGACGATTTCTTCTCCAACAAAGCCGGATGCCTGCAGTCGTTCAAGGAGTGCTACCGGATCATCACCGGCGACCGGCTCGTCACCGGCATGTTGCGCGATTGCGACCCCGTGCTGTTGCGCGAATCGCTGTCGGATGCCGGCAACCTGGACGTGGTCCTGGGCGACGCCATCCAGCGGCGCATGGTGGCGGACTACCGCGACATGGGCCAGTACGATGTTTACCGCAGCCTGGTCAACGTCGTGCCGTTGAGCGATTTCCGCACCAAGCACTTGACGCGGTTCGGCGGTTACGGCGACCTGCCCACCGTCCTAAAAGGCGCGCCTTATACGGCGCTCGTATCACCGTCCGACGAAGAGGCGACCTACGCGCCGGCCAAGCGCGGCGGCACCGAGGACATCGCGCTGGAGGACATCCGCAACGACGACGTCGGCCTGATCCGCAGGGTGCCGGTGAAGCTGTCGCGCGCGTCCAAACGCACGCTGGCCAAGTTCGTGCTCGATTTCATCCGCACCAACCCGTTGATCTACGACGGCGTGGCGCTGTTCGACGCCGCCCACAACAACCTCGGCAGCGCGGCGCTCGACGCCACCTCGGTCGCGGCGCGCCGGCTGGCGATGCTGCAGCAAACCGAAGCGGGTTCCACCGACCGCATCGGCATCGGCCCGAAATTCATCTGGGTCCCGAGCAACCTGCAGCAGACGGCCGTGGATCTGTTCAACCGCAACACCAACCTCGACAAGACCTTCATCCAGAGCCTGTCGCTCATGGTGATGCCGGTGTGGTACTGGTCGGATGCCACCGACTGGGCGTTGAGCGCCGATCCCAACGACATCCCCACGCTCGAGCTCGGCTTCCTGGACGGCAAAGAGGAACCGGAAATTTTCGTGCAGGACTCGCCCACCAGCGGCTCGATGTTCAGCCACGACAAGCTGACCTGGAAGATCCGCCACATCTTCGGCGCGGCCGTGGAAGATTTCCGCGGCCTCGACAAGTCGGTGGTGGCGGGCTGATCTAACGCATAAAACCCCTAAAGAGGCCGAGGGCGGGAACGGATTCCCGCCCGAAGCCATACCCGAGAGGCAACGAACCATGACAAAACCTTTTCACTCCCTGAAGCAAATTCTCCTGGCGGCGCTGCTGATGCTGGCGGTGTTCCTGCCGGCGCTGGCGCCGGCGGCCACGCCGAACTACGCCATCGCCGTTCCCGGCGTCGTCGCCTTCACCTTCCAGTACGACGGGCAGTTCACCACCACGACCGCGGGCGTGACGCGCTTCGCGATGCCGTTCAAGGCGCGCGCGATCTCGGCGCAGGCGTCGTGCAACACCATCAGCGGCACGGCGACACCGACCAACTCGGTCGACATCAACGACGACGGCACCACGATCCTGTCGGCCGACATGGCCGTGGATACGGCGGACACCGTGGTGTTCGGCACGATCGCCAGTGCGTCGATCGCGGACGAATCGGTCATCACCATCGATTTCACGATCACCGGCACGACCCCGACCTTCGACGATTGCACCGTCGTGCTCATGGTCATCAGGGAATAAATTCGACAGCGATCACCTGGCGGTGAGGCATGGAGCGACCTGTCCAGGGATGGACCTATACCACGCCAGGCCCCAAGCCTGGCGTTTTAGTTAGCAGAGGAGCGAACGATGAAACCTACGATTGGACGTATTGTGATTTACACGCAGGCCGCGGCCGAGGCACCGGTCAACGCCACACGCGAGCACCCGGCCATGATCACGCGCGTGCATAACGACGACTACGTGAACCTCATGGTCTTTTTCGATGGCGGTCGTGTTGCGCCATGCACATCGGTCTATCGGGCTGGCGTTGGACTCGAAGGCTCCGTGTCCTGGGACTGGCCGAAGCGGGATTGAGCGCCATGCAAACCGGGAAAGTGAAGTGGTTCAACGCGCGCAAGGGCTTCGGCTTCATCATCCCCGACGACGGCGGCGAGGACGTGTTCGTGCATTTCTCCGTCATCGAGACCCAGGGCACCCAGCAGCTCGCTGACGGCCAGGCGGTGGAGTTCGAGGCCGCGCCTGGCCGCAAGGGCATGGCCGCCACGCGCGTGGCGCCGCTGAGATAAACCGATGCTCGCCGATTATCAAACCCTGACGGACAAGCTGGTGCGCGACGACAGCGGCAAGCTCGCGCCCGCGGACCGGGACGAGGCCATCGCGCGCGCGGTGGCGCGCTACAGCCGGGACCGCCCGCGCGAGAAGGTCGAGGACGTCGCCGCCGACGGCACCCATTACCTGGCGCTGCCCGCCGGCTGGCAGGCGGATTTTTCCGCGTTGCGCTCGGTGGAATATCCCATCGGCGAGAATCCGCCGCGCTTCCTCGACCGCGACCGCATCGGGTTCTACCACACGCCCACGGCGTTGCAGATCATGCTGGCCGACGCGATCGTAGCTAGCGCCAGCGTGCGGCTGAATTACACCGTGCGCCACCAGGTGGACGCCGCCACCGACACCATCCGCGCCGATGACCGCGAGCCGGTGTGCGCCTATGCAGGATCGATCCTACTCGACCAGCTGGCGGCGCTGTTCGCCGGCGACAGCAATACCACGATCCAGGCCGACAACGTCGACCACAACAGCAAGGGCCGCGAATACGCCGCGCGCGCATCCACGCTGCGCCAGCGCTACTTCGACGCGCTCGGCATCGATCCCGCGCGCCAGGTCGCCGCCGGCGTGGTGGTGGATCTCGATTTCTCCGACAGCCAGGGCAACGACCGGCTGCTGCACCCGCGGAGGTTCCGCTGATGCCTGAAATCGCCCGCATCGAGCTCGACACAACTCTCATGCAGCAGTATGCGCAGTTCCTGCGCCAGGCGCCGCGCATCGCGCGCGAGGAGATGGCCGTCAGTCTCGAAGAAGCCTTGTCTCTGCTGGAGCGCGAGATCAAGGAAAACATGCCGGTCGGCGCGCACGGTCTGTTGCGCGGCTCGGTGTTCCACGAGCTGCGCGGCGACCCGGGCGGCGTCGCCGGCGTGGTCGGCTCGCCGCTCAATTACGCGCTGCCGGTGGAGCTGGGCACCAAGCCGCACTTCCCGCCGCTCGCGCCGCTGCAGGACTGGGTGGAGAAAAAGCTCGGCGTGGACAAATCCGAATCGCGCCAGGTGGCGTTCCTGGTGGCGCGCAAGATCGCGCGCAAGGGCACCGCCGCCCAGCATCCGTTCGAGCAAGGCCTGTCGGAGAACAGCCGCCAGGTGCTGGCGCTGATCGAGGGCGCGCTCCCCCGCATCGTCGCGCGGCTCGAGGCGGGAGAAAGCGGATGAGCACCGTCGCGCAGATCCGCGCCCAGATCAAGGCCAAGCTGGCCGCCGTCGCCGGCATCGGCACGGTGCACGATTACGAGCGTTACTCGAAACTCGAAAGCAATTTTCAGACGCTGTATCGCACCGAGGTAGCCGCCGGCGCGTTCCGCATCCTGGGCTGGAATTTCTACCGCGACGCCACGGCCGAGTCGGATCTCAACAACGGCGAGGTGCGCCGCCTGCACTCGTGGCGCATTACCGGCTTCATGGGCCTCGAGGACGCCGACGCCACCGGCAAGCTGTTCGACGACCTGGTGGAAACCGTGGCGCTCGCGTTTCGCAGCGACCGCACCCTGGGCGGCACGGTGCTGGACATCAAGGACATGGATCAATCGTTCGGCGAGAGCGGCATCCAGATCGAGGCCATCGAGCCGGTGATGTTCGCCGGCGTGCTGTGCCACCGCGCGCGCCTGCGCTTAATCACCGAAACCACGGAAGTGATCACCTGAGGATAACGTCATGCTGACACGCAGAAAACTGTTTCTCTACAAGGTTGAAACCGTCAAGGGCACGGACGCCGTTCCGACCGTGGCCGACGACCTGGTGCTGCCGAATAGCGACATCAACATCGCCATCCCGACCGAGCAGGACAGCGGCGAAGGCGAGCTGAAGGGCACCTTCGGCCCCGGCGACTCGGTGACCGTCAAGCAGTCCATGAGCCTCGACCTGACCTCGCGCGTGCGCGGGCTGGGCGCCGGCGCCGGCGCGCTGCTGACGCCGATGCAGCACGCCATGATCATGGCCTCGGCCCATACCGTCGTCACCGGCGGCGACGGCGCCGCGACGCCGCGCACGGCGGAATACAAACCGACCAGCGATGCGACGCTCATCAAGAGCGCCACGGGTTATTTTTACGAGGACGGCCTGCTGTACAAAATGCTCGCGTGCCAGAACGGCCTTGCGTTCGAGGCCACGATGAACGCGCTCACGGTCAAGGGCGTGCCGCAAGGCAAGTACTCCGCCCCGACCGTGGTGGCCCTGCCGGCGTTCACCGCGCCGACGCAGAAGCTCTACCGGATGACGAACACTCTATGCGCGGTCACCGAGGGCGGCGGCGCGATCAACATCGGCGCGTTCAGCTTCGACGCCGGCGTCGACGTGCAGGAGCTGTACGAGACCGGCAACCAGGAATTCGTGGTCATCAACCGCAATCCCACGATCAGCATCGACCCGCGCGCGGTGGCCACGGCCGCCGAACTGCTGGCGCTGACCAACGCCACCAGCGTGCAGATCGTCGCCACCTTCACCAACGAGCTGGGCGAGACGCTGGTGTTCACCGCGCCCAAGTGCGTGCCGATGGAATTCGCGCACGGCGATCGCGCCGGCCAGATCATCACCCAGAAGAAATTCAGCCTGAAGGAAACCGCGCCCGATAATCAGTACACCTTCAAGTGGACGGCGGTGCTCTGAGCGCGCGCTGATTTTTAACCGGTAAAAATTGGAGGTTGTGTCATGGCGTTACGCATCGAGAAACCCGGCCGCACGGCGGAGTACGTCCTGCTCGCCGATCGCGAATCGAGCCAGCCGACGAAGTTCATCCTGCGTCCGCTCACCTGGGAGGAGGAGAACGAGGCCGAGGAGCACGCGCCGCCGCAGAGCATGACGGCCGCGCAGGCCGCCGCGATCGGCGAAGTCATGCAACAGGTCCGGGCCGAGGGGCGCGACACGACGGACCTGACCGCCGCGGAAATCGCGCGCATCAACGAGATCGCGCCCCCCGACGCGCGCCGGATCAACCTGATGACGAAACAGCACGCGGTGCGCTGCCGTCACGGCATCGTGGAGATTCGGGGATTGCTCGATCGCGACGACAAGCCCATGACCATGACCGGCGCGGAGTTCGCGCGCCGCGCGCCGCAGGACGCGATCTGGGAGCTCGGGGTGGAGATCCAGCGCCTCAGCCGGCTGTCGGAGGACGTGATAAAAAAATGACGCGGGCCGCCCGCGCCTGGGCGGCGGGCAGCCACTGCGGATTGTGCCCGCGACTCCCGGCGTTTCCGCGCGAGTGCGTCGAGCCCGAGCCGATCGTGTGGCGCGACGACGTGGATGACGCCGGCGGGACGGAGTGCCCGGTGTTCCTGGGCCGGGAATTCGAGCAGTTTTTCTTCGCCTGGACCCTGGTGGAGAAGGGCATCCTGCCAGTGGCCGGCGGCTGGGGCGACCAGCCGTACTACTGGATACAGGCGTTCCAGGTCATCGGGCCGATCGTGGCCCAGGCGCAGCGCGAGCGCATCGAGCGCATCAAGCAGGACGGGCACTAGAGAATGGCGATCAAGACCGGACAAGGCGGCGAGATGACGATCGTCCTGCGCGTGAAGGACGACGGCACCGCCGTCATCGATAAATTCGGCAAGACCTCCGAGGACAGCGCCAAAAAATCCAGCAAGGCGTTCGGCGATTTCACCTCCGGCGCCGGGATTAATTTCAGAAGCGTTGCGTTGTACGCCGGCATCGCCGCCGCCGGCGCCGTCGGCATCGGCATCGCGATGGTCAAGTCTCAGATCGACATCGCCAATGCGACTGGCGATACCGCCGAGAAGCTCGGCACCACCGCCGAGGCCGTCTCGGCGCTGAATTACGTCGCCAGCCTGTCAAACGTCTCCGCCCAGGAACTGGCGCAGTCCCTGCATTTCATGAACCGCAACCTGGCCGACGCCGCCAAGAACACCGGCGAGGCGCGCTTCGCCATCAAGGATTTGGGTCTAAATGCGCAAGAGCTTAAGGACCTCAAGCCCGAGGACGCGATGCTCGCGATCGCCGGCGCCCTGGAGAAGATCCCGAGCCAGGCCGACCGCGCCGCGCTCGCCGCCGACGTTTTCAACGACCGCACCGGCAAGATGCTGCTGGTGCTCAAGGGCGGACCGGACGCCATCCGCGCCAACATCGCGGAAGCGGAGCGTTTCGGCAAGATCATGGGCACCGACACTGTGGAGGCGGCCAAGGAGTTAGACAAAAACATCACCCGTCTGAAGGCCAACCTGGAAGGCCTGGCGATCAAGGTCATGCCGGCGGTGGTGAATTCGTTGAACGTGCTGGCCGAGGCCTTGCTCGGCCCCGATCCTTACGACGTGCTGCTGCGCCGCCGCACCGCGATCGCCGATAAACTGGCGTCACTCAACCCCCTCTCGCTCGGCGGCGCCGACGTCACCGACTTCCGGCGCGGCCTGGAGACGGAATTAAAACAAGTTGACGCGCTGATCGTGGCTCAGGCGAAGAAATTCAGTGACGCGGCGGCGGCGCGCGCGGCGGCAGCCGGCGGACCGGGCGGCCGCGACTCCCGCGCCGAGGAAGAAGCCGCCAAGAAGCTCGCCCAGGAGCAAAAGGAACTGGCAAAAGAAATCCTGCAGATCCACCGCGACACGCTGAGCGAGCAGATCCGGCTGGCGGAAGAATTCGTCGAGAAAGACCAAAGACTCGCACGCGCGCGCGCCATCGGCGTGATCCAGTCCGATCGGGAATTGAACGAGCGTCGTCTCGAGCTGGCGACTAAATTCGAGGCCGACCTGTTGGCGCTCGCGCTCAAGGACCCCGAGCTGGTCGCGCGCCAGGAACGGGCGCAGCAGCTCGGGCAAGAACGCGCCGCGCGCGAGGCGGAGCTGGCCGCGCGCGTGGAGGATCTGCGCGCGTCCGTGGCGACCGAAACCCAGGTCGAGGCCGACCGCTACGCCCAGCAGATCGCCGCGCTCTTTGAAGCCAACCAGACGATGGTCCAGATCGACGCGGATGGCAACGTCCAGCGCCTGATCGCGGACGAGGAATTCAACGCGCTGCGCGAGCAGTTCAAGACCGAGCACGAGCGGCGCGTGAGCGAGATCGAGGGCGCGGAGCTCGCGAAGCGCTACGGCCAGGCCGGCACGTTCGCGGCATCGATGATGAAATTGTGGAAACAGGGCGCGAGCGGGCAGATCCAGGTGGCGCAATCGCTGTTCGGCGAGCTCGCCGGGCTGATGCAGTCGCGCCACAAGACCATGTTCGAGATCGGCAAGAAGGCCGCGCTCGCCGAGGCCGCGATCTCGATGTACCAATCGATCCAGGCCGCGCTCGCCACCAAGCCGTTCTTCCCGCTCGGGCTGGCGATGGGCGCGATCGCCACGGTCAAGGGGCTGGGCAACATCCAGGCGATCCAGGCCACCCAGTTCGGCGGCGCCAACGCCACCGGCACCTTTGCCGCCAGCCCCAGCAGCGGCCTGCCTTCGGGCGGGCTGAGCGGCACCGGCGGCCCGTCCACGGTGCCCGCGCCGTTGGCGCCCGAAGCGCCGCCGCGCACGCTGACGCTGATCCTGTCCGGCACCGACGTGTACAGCGCCGCGAACGTGCGCGACAAGCTGGTCCCGGTGCTCAATGAAGCGCAGCGCGACGGCGCCTACCGCATCGAAGTGAGGATGGTCGCGTGACCGGCCTGCCGAAAATTCTCTACGACAACCGCTTCAAGGACGCCGCGCCGGTGGCGAGCTCCACCGCGGTGGGCAATTTCAACGTACTGAACATGACCGACTTCCGGCCGTACACCTGGTGGAAGCCGACGGCGCTGCCGGCGACGGTGCGTTTGACCATGCCGAACAACGCCGGCAATCCTGGTTTCGAAGATGCGACGATCGCGCCGTGGAATGTGGTAGGCGACAAAGAAACTGGAACAATTGATGCCGCAATTTTTTTTGAAGGAATCCAGTCGGGGAAGATCGAGGTCACGGCAGCCGGGGGCGTGGAGCAGTTACACAATTACGCGTTCCGAGCGTTTCCTCTATGGAAAAATAACGGCCGCGTTACGTTAACAGCCAGAATTCGTGGCACGGTGGGACGAGAAATAGGCCTGCGCGCAGTCCGTGGTGTGGATAATCCGCCCGAAAATTTATACAACGACGCAAATCAGGACGTGGCGAGCTATGCCATCGCCGATGGTTCGTGGCAGGTTTTTAATGTCACGTTGCCAGCGTGGGACAATAGCAGTGGTCGCAACACGACGGAGTTCGATATCCGCGCCGGCTTAAATAATCAGAGCGTACCGGTACAGATCGGCGATGTCTGCAATGTTGATGCGGTTTATTTCCACGCCGGCGCCGCCGATTACGCGCTCATTCACGGACACAATTTAGGCAGTCTTGGCGATACCGTAGAAATCCGTGGGTCCCGGGATAATTTTTCGACCGATGTGTTGGTGGCGTCCAGCACGCCATCGTTCAATGACAAACCGATTCTGTTGCAATTTGTCAATGTGTTTTACCCGTATTGGGAAATCAAACTCATCGGTCCTGCTCTGCCCTCCCTCGCCATCGCCCCCATCGGCCAGGCGCTGCAATTCCCCCGCCGCCTGGCGCGCGGCTTCGATCCGCTCGGCCGCAAGCCCGAGAGTCAGACCAATATCTCCATCAAGGGCCATCCGCTCGGCACGGTGATCGACTTCGAGGAATGGAGCGAGAAAATCTCGTTCAAGAATATCGACTGGAGCTGGGTGCGCGACAACTGGATACCGGCATGGGAGGCGCACCTGCGCGGCAATCCGTTTATGTTCGCCTGGGACCCGGTCGATCACGCCAACGAGATCTACCTCGTCTCGCGCCGCGGCGGCTACAGCGCGCCGCACGATGTCGCCAAGTGCGACCTCAGCTTTGAAATCGCCGGGAGGGCGACATGACCGCGCGCGATCTCGCCCGCGAGGCGCACGAGCGGTTCTTCGCCGCGGTGCTCGAGGCCGATCTCGACTTTTGCCAGAACACCTACGGCGTGGACCCCTGCACCGCCGGGCGTGTGGCCACCGGCACCGCGCAGTCCGGCACGAGCAACACCATCCGGCTCGCGGCCGGCACCGCGATCGACCCGACCAACATGGCCGTGCGCCTCACCGGCGGCACCGGCATCGGCCAGGAGCGCAAAGTCATTGCCTGGAACGCCGGCACCAAGGACGCGACCGTGAGCCCCGCCTGGACCGTCATCCCGGACGCCACCTCGACCTACAACGTCATCGACCGCCCGAACGCCTGCTACAACACTTTTTTCACCTGCCAGGACGAGCCGAATTACGTCAAAGGTGTCAAGACTTACGGCTTCTGCACGCGCGGCATGCCGATCCCGTCCGGCGAAACCTACCGGCCCTACATCGACAACCACGAGTTTTCGCCCACCGAGATCGACGTGAACCACGGCCTGGCGCGCAGCTCGCGCACGCAGCTGACGCTGGTGGACGAACCCGACAGCGACATCCAGCAGGACCCCTACTTCGAGTGGCGCACCGCGCGCGTCGACGGCACGTTCTGGCCGGCGCTGATCGCGCGCAACCCGAACTACAGCGGGCGCTTCGCGCGCCTGCGCAAGGGTTATCCGGTGACGCCCTGGGACTGGGCCACGTTCGTGTCCGAGCTGTACATCCTCGACACGATCAAGGATAACGGCGGCACCGTGACGGTGGTGCTGAAGGATATTCTCAAATTGGCCGACCGCACCATGACGCCGGCGCCCACCGACGGCAAGCTCGCGGCCGACATCACCGCCGCCGCCCTGAGCCTGACCCTGGATGCCGGCAAGGGCGCGCTGTACGGGGCCAGCGGTTACGTCGCGATCGCCGATGAGGTGATTAACTTCACCGGCCGCGCCGGCGACGTCCTGAGCTGGCCGGCTACCTCCAACCGCGCCCAGTTCGGCACCGTCGCGGCGGCGCACAACACCAACGACAAGGTGCAGCTCTGTAAGGTGTTCATCAACGCCCTGCTCACCGACGTCTTGATCGCGCTGTGGAACGATGCCGGCGTGACCAACACTTATTTAGACACCGCACAAATGGCGGCCGAGGACGCGCTGTGGCTGAGCGACAAATACCGCATCACCGCCTGCCTGGCCGATCCGCAGCCGACGGACGAGCGCATCGTCAAGCTGCTGCGGGACGCCAACGCGGTGCAATGGTGGGACCCGGTCGCGCAGAAGATGAAATTCCTGGTGGACATGCCGGGCATCAACAGCAACGTGCCGGTGCTCGACGAAACCGGCGGCTACATGAAGGGCAGCCTGTCGGTGGAACGCCTCGACGAGGAACGCCTGACCGAGGCGACCATCAATTACGCCCCGGTCAGCCCCACCGCCAACCTGGGCGAGACCAAGAACTACAAGCGCGGCCTGACTTTCAAGGACGTCGACGCGTCCGGTCCGAACGAGTTCAACGACACGCGCGCGGACGTGTACAACACCCCGTTCCTGACCGAGGCCAACGACCTGGCCGCGACCGCGCTGGTGACGCGCAAGGTCCGCCGGCGGCGCAACGTGCCCGAGAAATTCCGCTTCCACGTCGACCCCAAGGATTACGAGCATGACATCGGCGCGTTGGTGGACCTCGATACTTCGCGCAAGGTCAAAACCGATCGCAAGAACGCCATCACGAGGGCGCGGATCACCCGGCTGACCGACCGCGGCCGGCACGTCGAATACGAGGCGCGCGCCACCACCTTCGCCAAGCGCTACGCCTTCATCGCGCCGAACGGCCAGCCCGATTACGCCGCCGCCAGCGACCCGCAGCGCCAGTACGCCTTCATCGCCGCTGCCAGCGGCAAGATGAGCAACGGCGACGACGGTTACGTGATCATTTGAGGCACGCCATGAGCGCAGACAAAAAACAGATCGAAGTCCCGGACAACGTGTTCGTCGAATGCCCGCTGATCGAAAAGAAGTTGCGGCCGGTGAAACGCTGTCTCGACTGCGAGCATTACGACGGGCTCAACGAGCGCTTCCCGGACGAAAAAATGGCGTTTCGCGTGCGCTTCCAGGTGCGCTGCCGCTTCCCGTTCGCCCGCGCCCTGTTCGAGACTGAAACCCAGGCGACCGACTGATGCCGGCCCCATCGAAAGCCTTCACGGTCATCAACGACGGCGCCGTCGATTCCGATTCGCCCATCGACCAGGCGTTGATGACGGCCTATCGGGACAACCTGATCCACCTCGAGGAATGGCTGGGTAATTCCTTCACCGCCGCCCAGGACCACGACCACGACGGCGTCAACAGCAAGGCGGTGGTGGGCGTCGCCGACGGCACGATCACCGAGGCGAAACTGGCCTCGGCCGCGGTGTCGCAGGCGAAATTGAAAACGACCGTGGGCCAGGGGTTGCACATCACCGGCGAGTTCGCGTTGCCGGGCGGGGAGTACGGATTTTTCCCGCAAGTGGGTTCTAATACCAGTACCGACGCGATTTCTGGAATCGACAGGCAAACGCAAGCTCTTTGGGGATCTACGGGCGGTAACCTCTTGGACGCTGTTTATGCTCAAGGCAGCACGGCGTTCGGTGGGCGTGTGTTTCTAGTTCAGGCTGGTAACAGTTGCAGCGGCGCCCACATCCAGCAGCGCTTCGTCGCCGCCTCGCCGCCGTACGATTACGGCCACGGCCAGGCCGGGCTGTTCGTGTTCGTCAAGCTCGATCGCAACGGCAACCAGCACGGCGTCGCCATCTCGATGGACCCGCCGTGGGCGCTCCACGGTCCGACCTGGATCGTGCCGGATTATTACCGCATGGTGAAGGGCGTGCTGACGGGGTTCCAGAAGCGCCTGGTCGTGCCCGACGACAAATCGCGATTGATGGCCGGCGATCTGAAGTGGGAGGAGGTCAAGGTCACGCAGGCGCTCAAGAACGCCGACATGGACCTGGTGCCGCACCCGTTCGGGCACGAGGACGGCATCACGATCGCGCTGCTCGATCCGTGCTGCGAGCTGGCCCACCGCCTGGCGGCGATGCACGACGTAGTCACGTCGGAGAACGGACAAGCCGGCGCCGACCCGCACAGCTTCGATTATTCACCGGTGGGTTATCTGCTGCACGAGGGCTACATCCAGATCGACGCCGCGCCGCTGCCCATGCGCACGCCGAAGGGTGTGATCACGGTAGCTCCCAAGTGGAAGCGCACGCGCCGGAAATGAGATAAGAGGGAGCGCCGCCGTGATGTATTAGCATCCCGGCGGCATCCTAGCCACAGTCACGAGCTTGTGGCATCGGACCGAAGGCTCCCCGCCGCGACGTCACGGCAGGGAAAGCGTACCGGTACGGTTGAGTCGGCACAATAAAAAGGAGAAAACGCTCGTGAGTGGCTTGATTCCTTGGATCGGCGGCAAGGGTCGTCTGGCGCCGGCGATCGTCGAAAAGTTCCCGTCCCATGCCTGCTACGTCGAGGTATTCTGCGGGGCCGCGGCGGTTTTCTTCTCGAAACAGCCCTCGGAGGTTGAGGTGCTGAACGACATCAACGGCGAGCTAGTCAATCTCTATCGTGTCATTCAGCACCACCTCGAGGAGTTTGTCCGGCAATTCAAGTGGGCTTTGAGTTCGCGCCGGGTGTTCGAATGGGAGCAGAAAAAGGCCCCGGAAACGCTGACCGACATCCAGCGCGCGGCGCGGTTCTATTATCTGCAAAAGCTGGCTTTTGGCGGTCGCGTCGACGGCCAATCGTTCGGGACCGCCACGACGTCGGGACCGCGACTGAACCTGCTGCGTCTCGAGGAAGATCTCAGCCAGGCGCATTTACGGTTGCACCAGGTGTTTGTCGAAAACCTGCCGTGGCACGAAGTGATCGCCAAATACGATCGCTCGCACACGCTCTTTTACCTCGATCCGCCTTACTGGGAGACCGAGGGTTATGGGGTCGAATTCGGGATCGAGCAGTACCTGAAAATGGCCGAACTGGCGAAGTCGATCGAAGGTTCGATGTTGATCAGCTTGAACGATCACCCGGAAATGCGGCGCATCTTCGATGGGCTTTACATGGACAATCTGGAGGTCACTTACACGGTTGGAGGCGGATCTGGAACTGTGGCAAGGGAGCTTTTGATCTGGAACGAGCACTGCGAAAACGGTCGTCGACTGACCGGAAATCTGACGCTTTTTTAATCAATTTATGGGTTGATTTAGGTATAATTATCAGACGTTCTATTTTCAATGGCGTGAATTTCTTTTAAGTCACTGAAAATGTTTTTATTGCCATTTATCATGCAAAATCGACTTGAATTATCACATCGCGCCTCAGCAGCCGGCGCAGCGTGTCCAGCAGTCGCGCGTTGTCGCGCTGATGCAGGCCGATGGAGG